ATTAAGTCTATCTTTGGGTGACACATAACCCGCGTCCATCTCAATAAGGATACCCTTTCCTGTGTCACGTGGACCCAAAATTTGTAAATCTTTCATTATACCTTTTTGAGATAAATATTGTGTTATGGATTACTTTTCCTTTTTTCAATCCCTTTTGAGTGAGAAAAGAGAAAATAATCATTTTTAATAACACAATCTTTATAAACTTCCCGTAAAATTTTCTTGACAGAATCCTTCAATCTATTTCCCTTGAAATCAATTTCCTCTTTTGTGAATAAATTAATTTCCAAATTCATAAAAGACCTTTTTTCTAATTGAATTCCACTTGTTCTTAAATCCAAATCAACAATAAAATTTTCTTTGAAAAGGTTTCTATCCAAACTTTCATAGACAGAGTGTTTAACTTCCCGAGAAAGATTGCCGACTACTCTTGTCCAATTTTCAGAATCTTTGATTGGGGTAACCCATGTCTGAATGTTTATGTATAGTGATTTCAAGTTTTTTGAATCTACCGTACCGTATATTGTTTTGAGTGAATCATATTGGGTAATCTTTACCGTTTTACCTTTTTTCATTAAACATCTTATTACTAATGATTTATTTTATCTAAGTATAAGAGTGATTTTTCCAATTTCCAAAATATTTCTTTTTATATGCTAATTGTAACCGTAAATTCAAACATAGAAAAAGCCCTGAAAACTTTGAAGTCCAAAGTTATCAAGACTAAGCAATCACAAATTTTAAACAGTAGAAAAGAATTTAAGAAAAAATCTGTAGTTAGACGAGAACAAAAAATCTCGGCAATCTACAAACAAAAGTTAAATTCTATTGATTAAGGGACTCCTCGAGTTGTTTCAATCTAACATAATTGACTTGGTCAAAAAGTTCGGATTGAATTTTTTCTATTGTTTCAGAAATTTTTGTTTTCATATCACCCTCTGACTGTTCTTCGTATAACGATGACAATTTTGAAATTGTCGATTCTTTGAGGTTGGTATATTCTTTTTCCAAATCTTCTGTTTTAGAAGCTAACACATGAAATACCTCTTTTTTGGTTGTTTCATCCAAACTTTCCAAGTATGAATTAATAGTTTGATTGGCAATACTAACCATTGATTTTAGTGGTAGAGAAACAACTTTATTCGTTTTGTGAGATTCAGACATGAGGTTTTTCATTATTCTTTTTCTCGAATCAATTCTTTCTTGGATATCAATTTTATTGAAATAAATCAAGTTGTCCAAATCTTCGTATAAGTTCTCCACATCAGACCCTTTCTTGGGTAGTTGTGTCTTTTCCAAAATGTGTCTAATCACATTAATTCCTTCTTCAAGGTATTCTTTGGCTTCAGATTCTTTCAAACCCTTAGGACTTGTTAAATCATCATATAAGGAGTAAAGTTTAGCAAAATTTTTGTTATCTAATACGTTGTGCTTAAATTCTTTAAGCGTTTGTTTGAATGTGGTAGGTTTGTTATAAGACTCTACCAAGTTTTTTTCAATAATGGATTTTATCTGTCCGAAGGTCATTGGGGTTGTTATTTATCATAAATAAATATTACGAATTCAACAACTTGTCTAACTCATCCTCAATTTCTCCTAAAGATTGTTGACCAACACCCAAATCCAAAAATTTACTACCCCACATATCACTCTCAATCAAAATATTCATATCCTTATTTTTTGATTCAGGAGTAATTTCACCACCAGGTGGAGGAGGTGTCTCGCCTCCAAGTTCAGGTGGTGCTTCACCACCAAGTTCGGGACCACCGATTTCTGTTTCAGCCCCAAGTCCACTTGGCATACTTGGTGGTGGTACAGTCTCCTCACCAGCAGCAGTTGCTTGAGCCGTAGTCTCTCCACTTCCCTTAGTTCCATATAACTTATCAATAGTGTCAAACAGACCTGTTTTACTGATTACAACAGGAGTTTGCTTAAGTTCTTCACCAATAGCTCTTTCCAAACGTTGTTGTAACAAATCGAGACGAATTTCTTCATCAGAGAAATTGAAAATGTGTTTTTTAGCCCAAGTGGATGAAGTGGGTTGAATCCCATTACCTGGGTCACTAACCAAGTCACGATACAACAATACTTTTTCTTTCCAAATATCAACTTTCAACAAATCAGCCTGAGTTGATGGGTTAGTCAATCCTAAGGTAAAGTTCGAAATTTCTTCCTCAAATCCCAACAAGAATAAGTGAACAATGGCAATTTTGTTCAATTCTTGAATCATAGATTTTTGGATACGGTTAATTGTTCTAGCAAAACGAATATCCATCAATGCCAAAGTTTTTCCATCACCTACAGTTTCTTCAAATCCCAAAAATGCTTTTGGGATACGAAGTGCTGTAACCAATTTTTTCTGAATATATTCGATATCGGCAATTTCAGACAAGTTTTGTGCTCCAGCCAAAGTATCAATTGGGTTTGGAGTGTTTGGGTCACGAACTGGAATAAAGTAGTCTTGGTCTACAGCCATTTGGTTGTATCTCATGTCGACTTGACCAGTCTTTGAATCAACAATTTGTTGTCTTTTAAATTTGTTGGCAACACGTTGTACATATGCCTCCACGTCATCATCATTCATGTTTCCAACATAAACTTTGAATACACGTCTTTCAGGTGCTCTTGAAGTACGATAAATCAACATCGCATCTTCGGACAAAAGAAGTTGTTTCCAAATACGACGTGACTTTTCCAACATAGAAGTTCCGTATGGGAGTTTTCTGTCATCCCCTAACAATCTAAAGTGAGCAATTTCCCATGGTTGGAATTCCATATTTCTTGTTCTCCATTGGAAAGTGAGACCTTTGTTTTCTTTACTTGGTTTGATATCTGAAGTGATATTTCTTTCCATCATACCTGATTCAAATCGTTCAATTTCAATGTTTGGAAGTTGTTGACAACCAATTACACCTTTTTCAGGGTCAAGTCTCAAATATACGAAGTTATCACCGTACTTACATGTGTTTCTTGTCCACATGGGTAAGTTAGTGTTGATATCTAAGTTGTTATTAAACAAGTCGGCTAAAACCGACTTAATACGTTTTGACTCGGAATAAATTTGTAAAATGAAACCATCCTCGTTTGGAGTTGTAGATTCTTCTGCGTAGATATCCAATGCTGCTGAAATTTCTGGAGTATACTCCATCGATTCATAGTCGTAGTACGAAGCCAATCGGTTTGGCTCGTAATAAATGGCTTGTGTGTATAAATTACTTTCGACCTTGGCAAATTGGTTTGCCAAATACATGCTCTGTTGAGCTTGTAATTTTTCCTTTTCATATTGAGCTTTGTCAGTGGTTCTTAAAAGTTCTTTTTTGTCGAACTTATAAACAGGAAAATCTTGACTCAGTAAAGCGTCAGGACCGAGGGCTTTCGATAACCTCTGCCATACTGTCATATTCTTTTGGTCCATATTATGCTAAACTTAAGTTAGTGTCAGTATTAATAAATACTAACGGATACCAAATAACCATCCATATTTTTGATAGTCTTCACGGGTAACTTGTTGTTGATTTGGTCTACCCATTCCAGGTGAACTAACCGACTGAGGAATCATTGGGTTGAAGAAATCTGACCTTTCAGTATTTTCGTTCACATGAGTAGACCATGAATTAATCATGGCTTTGGTGTGATTGGTGACTTTTACCAGAGAAGGGAATGCTTGTTCCGCAACATAAAGTGCTATGGAAATTGCCATTATACAATCATCGTGATGACCTCTCTGGTGGTCAGGTCTTCCGTTTATGTAAACAAAAGTTCCCATTTCATTTACCAATCGGCTACTTCTTACCTTAAACTCGTGTCTAATATTTTCCTCAAAAGCCGCGATTATTTGAACTCTCTTATTATTGAAATTTATACCCGGTATTTTGTCTTTAATTCTTGGGTCAAATTTCCAAAGATTTGTTGTATCCAATCCTTCATAATAAAATAATTCGTAACCTAATTCTTGTAATTTCCTCGAAGTAGCAACTCCCATTCCCCCCGTTAAATCTGTCACACAGAGGGCTTGGTACATGTTTCCCCACTTAAATGCAATTTCTGCCAACACATCGGGCGGAACTTTTCCAACAAATTCCAATACTTGTTCTCTTGAGTCGAAATCAATAATTTCGATACAAGAAAAGTCCTCAGAATCTCCACGGGAAACGTCGATTCCCATGACATACTTGTGTCCATTTTGTGGCTCGTTAAAAATCCAAAGTTGACCTCCAACTAACTTTGCGGCTGGTTCTCTAACGTCATTTTTTTGGATGGTTTGTAAAAGAAGTGAATCAAATACGTTATCACCTGAACCTAAGAAATTACATTCCAATTCCTGTGCAACCTTACGTTTGTCGTACTTGAATTTTTTGACCATACTTTCAAACCAAGAAGAACAAGGTTTGTATCCATCTGCCATGAAACTTTGTAAATCAGTAAGGCTCCTTTCTCTGTGATTTTCATGAGACAAATCTATGACCGCATCTTTTGGGTATTCTTCCTTGTTGAGTAAGTAATGAACAATGTCCGTAGTTTTCACCAAATACAAATCTTTTGTATATCGTGGGTCTCTAAACCAGTACATCTCCGTGATTTTGAAATCGTTCATACCACGAAGTGCTTGGTCGTAAATTTCGTAATAGATAGGGTCGTACCCGTTAGGTGTTGATATTACAACAACTTTACCACCCGTAGAGAGTGACGCCATACAAGCAGCCCAGAAATCACTATCTGCCTCAATAAATGCCGCCTCGTCAAATATCAACATGGTGGGGGTATAACCTCTAAGTGCATCACGTGAGGTTGCAACCGCTTTTACTTCACACCCATTCGATAGTTTGAAGTGTCTTGCAGAGTTTTTCTCAGGAGAAAACCCAATACCAACCCAACTGGGCCATTGTTCAGTGAATGCTCGGATTTTGTTGGCAAATTCAACTGAGGTATCAAGTTTGTTTGCAATAATAAGGATTTTCTCGGGTTTTTCTTTACGAGCAAAGGCTAATCTTTTACTTGCCCAAGCGGCGGTAACGGTAGAAACACCTGCCTGTCTGTACTTTAGGGCGATGTTTTCGTTATAATCCTCGTAATCGTTTACCAATTGAATTTGGTCTTGGAATAATTCCAAAGGAACATACTTCGAGACTGTATTATCATAAGTTTGAAGGTAGGTCTTCAAAGCGTACGGAGTACTCTTAAGGCACTTCTTGTATTCAATTATGAGTTGTTCTTTAGTCATAGACTTTCTTAGTCAGGACGGGAAATACCCAATCCTGCTAAGAAATCTAAACCGTCTTCGTCGTCTGAATCATCTGATTCATACCCTTCGTAGTCTTCTTTACTCTTTTTGGCAATTTTAAGAATTTCTCTAAAACTGTCTTCCCCTTTTCTAATTCTTTTTGGGTCGTCTGAAATGACATCACCAATAATTTTCAAAAATTCCTCAGCAGGAAGTTTATAAAGTTCCATTTGGAACCAGTTTATTATTCCTTTATTTTCGTCATCATATACCTCATCGGGTAAAGCAAATCTAATTTTTTCAACAATCTCAGGACCAATTCTCAAAGTCCAAGCCTCCATAGGAAGGGTGTCTGTTTCTTGTTGAACTATTTGTCTAACTTCGGCATCTTCAGGAAATCCATAACGACCTTTAGCCTCTTCCAATCCTTTGATAATTTCGTGACATAAGATTGGAAAAATCAAACCATATGCGTTGATAGCAGTGTCGGGAGCACCATCTCCATCTCCACCATCACTTTCACTATCTTTTAATTGAACAGCTCCACCAATACCACTGGCAGTTGCTGACATCATTTCAATCATTTCTTCCATGGAAAAATACATGAAATCGTTGATTGTCATTATACCCAAATAAGCGGGGTAAAGTCTTGGGTCAATGTCATCAAGTTGTTGTTTGATTTCAGGTTTTTGAAAGATGTAATGTCCCTTTTTTGCAGTTCCTTGAATAATAGAGTTAATCAAATTCCTCTTGTGCATTTCAGAACGAACATCCATTTCAGGACCAACTGAAATTTCTGGCGGATTTCCCCCACCCAAATTAAATTCGGGTGATTCAAATGGTCCTAAAACAGCATCAATTTCGAACCAATCTTCAGGCATTTGAATTTCATCTAAAGACGCTTGAATTGCCAACTCTTCTAATTCTTCTTTGTGTTGTCTTTCGATGTTCATAATCATCCCCAAATTAGACATTTGTTGTTGGTACAACATCATAGCCACTTGACGTGAAGTGATTGGGGTCCCTGTAACATCTCTTAATTTTTGAGCAACCTGTTTGAATCGGTTGGTCATGATTTTTTCGACATCCTTTTCTCTACGAGTGAATGCGGGATTAAGGGCAAATGGGGAGTTAGGGTCGGAAATTTTTCTTTCCAACGAAGGGTCCATCCTTTCGGGGGTATCCCCGTAATCGATGTCTTCTCTGAGTTTTTTACTTGCCATTTGAAAGAATATCTTTAATAATTCTCATTACGTCTTTTTTCGCTTTTTCAGCCATTGCCTTTGGTGAAGGATTTTCACCAGGAAAAGGGTTTTTACCTGGATGTGAAGGTCTTGTCTTTGGACCTGGTTTAACATCAGGTTTTGTTTTAGGTGGGGCAACTGCAGGTGCCGCTTCAGTGGCAACAGTTTTACCTAAACTCATAAGTTTACCGATGGGTTTGTTCATTTTCATGTTACCCACAAGACCCTTAGTTTTGGGTTTGTAAAGGGATTTCCGAATCATCGGAGCTTCTTCAATCATGTTCATCAATTCTTTTTTCGTCATTCTTGGTTGGATGTAACTCTCGACCAAAGATACGATTTTTTCTTCAATGAAAAAAGCATATGGGGATTCTCCCTCCTTAAGGCTCTTCTTAACTTTCTTAACACATCTCTCAAACTTATCATCTCTTTCGGGACCAAGTTGCGCATGACAGATGGCGTAAGGGTTTGACTCTTTCTTCTTGAGTTCCTTAGACTTCTGTTCTGTCATATCTTCGTATTTGTCAATTTGACTATCACTGTCATCACCCATTCCATCAGGAGACATAATTTGATGAGGTTGTTGAGTGGTTGCACCACCCATTGCAGAACCTTTGATATCGATATTGTCTTCTTTCATTTCTCCCTCGGCAGCATGTGTAACTATGATGTTACCTGAAGGGTCTGTCTTGATGGCAGCACCATCAACTACTGCACCTGTGGCACGTGCTGTAGATGGTGGGATAGTTGTTGTTTTAACGGTTTTGGTTACTTGTCTTACTTGCTCAGACAAACCAAATTTTTCGTGAAGGGTATTAATTTGACCCTCACTTAATTTAAGAATGGTATCGGGACGTAAACCAATTTCCATTAACCCGATAACTTTATCTTCAATTTTCATAAACCACAGTTTTTTCAAATTCGAGAATTAAATCTCTTTCGTAAAGTTTATTTTTGATTTCCTTTTCTTCTTCCCCAAAACGGAACACTAACCTTTTTCCAACAATTTCATCGGTTACTTCCCAACCCAAAGCTACAACATCATCCATGGCATCTGACATGTTGAAGAAATCTGAATTTTGAATTAACTCGAATTTTAAATCGGTATTTCTAAGGGTTCCGACTTTCTTGATGTGTTTGAGTTCGGGAGGTGTTGGATATCCGTTCGCCGGATTTGATTCCCACGAGTCCCCCCAAACATCTAAATCATCAGAAAAGATAAATTCGTACAAATTATTACCTTTGTAATCAGGACCAAGTCCGTTTACATAGATAAGATAACTCATAGTACTATACCTTCAGGTGAAACTTTTACTTGTTTATCTTTGTTTTCGAAAACCAAATTTTTCAAATTGGTTCTTCCAACTAAACGATAATCAGAATTTTCTTTGATGAATTCCTTAGAAGCCAATTCTTGTTCGATGGTTTCAGACATCTCTTCAATTTTTGACTTGATAACATTCATTTGAGATTCTGTAAGTGACTTTCTTTCCTTTTGAATTTCAGAATTGAATTTCTTTTCAGATTCTGAGATTTCGAAGTACTTGCTCAGAACTCTATCAACTTTACTCTCTTTGTATAGAGAATCGTAGATTTGAGTTTTATTGTACATCTCGTCTTGTGGTGCCTGAGTAGAAATATCAATTTCTTCATCACTCATATCGATTTCTGGTTCGCCCATAGGCATTTCACCACTCATGTCCATTTCATCACCCGCTTCAATATCCTCAAATTTGGACATAATATCTTCAGTGTCTTCAGCCGATAGTTTAGCTAAATCCAAAGAAGCTAAAACCATATTGATAACATACTTGATATTCTCAGAGGTCATTTCTTCATTGTCAGCAAACAATCTCAATTTTTGAGTCAATTTACCGGTAAGTTTTTGAATTACTTTCCAAGAAACTTTGTCATCGACTTCCATTCCACCAACATTACCTTCTTCAGAGTCTACGGGAATATCTGTCATGTCCATTTCATCACTTGTATCAAGTGCCATATCATCACCTGCAGTGTCTAGAGGTAGTTCAGGTTCGGGAAGCATTGGTGGTTCTGCTGGAACAGGTGGTTCAGCTGCAACAGGTGCTTCAGGTTCTACAGGCTTTGGAGCCTTAAGAACGAACTTTTTTTGTTCTCCAAAGAGAACCACCTCCTCTTCGTGACCATTAAGGACGTTAACTTCTTTGATTATCAAGTTTAATCTTTTAAGTGCTTGAGAATATGAATTATAATATTTTCTATTTTCGATTGGCTCGATATAATCTGCGGTTGATTCGTTAACACCCTTTTTGATAATGTACCCGTTTCTTTCTTTTACAATATGATAAGTGTTACCGTCTACCAACCCGATTGAGTAATCTGAGGCACTTTCTGAAATTGTAGAGTTTGGCATTTGGTATGTTGCAATCTCCATAATTCTTTTGAGTTTGTCCTCACCTTGTAGTTTTTCACTACCGATAGGTTTTAGTTTTGCCATGGTCTTTTTTTGTTTTAGTTATTTAATCCGTTAAATCCGCCTAGGGCAACTGCGCTCATGTCGATTACAGTTCCTTGACGTTGTCCGTCTGGACCTACTGGTACCCAATCCACAGGATGAGGTACGGCTTGAGTTGATGTTTCACCTGAACAGGTCAAACAATCGGTATAAGTATATTGAACGTCAACTTGGAATATACCGAAATTTGAAGGTGTTGGCGTCATTGTTGGTGTTGGAGTCGGAGTTGTAGAACTTGTTACTGTTGGTGTTACCGTTCTGGTTGGAGTTACAGATGGTGTAGGTGTTGACGTACTTGTGACTGTAGGTGTTACACTTGTTGTCACTGATGGGGTAGGGGTCGAAGTTGGAGTCGGAGTCGACGTAGTAGTAGGTGTTGGAGTCAAAGTTGATGTTGGCGTAGGGGTTGGTGATGGCTCGGGACCCACTTGGATTGTAAGAGAATCCTCGGTAACTCCCGCACCCCAAGTCCACTCATAAGTTCCTGCGGTAATACCTAAACTTAACAAAGTTTGTCCTGTGTATGTTGTTGAACCGTCCAAAGCAGAGGTCGTTGTATAACCTGAAGGTACTAATACAAAACCATTCAAACCATCAACACCGAAATTTTGAGTTCCCGCACCAACATTTCCCAAAAACGAACCTCCACTTCCTATAGATGTTGGACCTACTATTCCACTATATTGGTCAATCGTTTCTGTAGTATTTCCCGAAGTAATTACAACAAAGGCACTTGAAGCATTTACTGAATCAGTAAAAGTTGATGATGAATCAAAAGTTAATGCAGCAAGATTAACTGTACCACTTCCTGAAATTATTACATCACTTCCTACTTCTAAGATTGATATTGATAGTGCCATCCGTTTTTTTCTTTATAAATATACCTGAGAAAGGGAATAATTTAACCTATAAATATTCCCAAATAAGCTTAATCTATTTTTTTTACTTCTACAGACAATTCTTTATCGGATTGTTGGTCAACGGTATCGTATAATTTTTCAATCAAACCTGACCTACGAAGATATTTGAACACCAAATTTTCATACGAAAATTCACCACCCTTTTCCAAACCTGAACTTCTATATTGTTTCAATTTGTCTTTGAATGTTTTCAATTTACTCTCAGACTTTTCCAATCCATCCCTCTTTATTTCTTTGATAAGGGTTTCAATTTTTTGTTTCCAAGAGTTGGCTTTGCTACGAAGAGTTTCTTTATCAATCTCTTCGGCTTTTTTAGAAGGTTTCGTAATCCACTCATCATTCTTGATTGAATACACACCACTACTGAAATGTTGTTCTTTAGAATCTTGTGGGTATAACTCTACTTCATATCCATAAATTTTGATATCGTGTTTTCTATTGAATATCTGTTTTTTAAGTTGAAACAATTCCTCGTAAAGTTCCTTTTGTTTTTTGAACTGAGAATAATCAATCACTAAATGAAGGTCAAAGTCTGAGTATTTTGACCAGTTGAAGTTCGCCAATGAACCTGTTAAGATAATATCCTCAACTTCGAGGTCCTCTAATAAATCATCTTGAAATTTTTCGGCAATTTTCATAAGAGCCTCCCTAACTTTGGGTTTCATCTTAGACTCTTTGGCACTGTCAGGATTTTCCCAAATTTTTGGGTTCAATGTGTCCTGTAATCCAAAACTACCGAGGATGCTGGTTTCGTCACTCATCCTTTATAAATACAGAAACCTTAGAGTTTGTTGTATTTGAATTTTTTTGAAATGTTTGTGGTGAAAAATTTTCCTTGAGATTCAGACATTCTAAACTGAGTGTAAACGTTGTGGGGAACTTCAAGGTATTGGTAACGAGCTCCGTTGGTAAATTCAACAACCATTTGTTTGGTCTCCGTATCATACTCACTTCGAACCATATTCGAAGATTTGATTTCATTTAAAATTTTTGTTCCTTTAATCTCTTCTCTCGTTATCGCCATCGTTCAAGGGGTATAAATTATTTAATATCGACAAATGTGTCTGTAAACGTAATTTAACCGATTCCTCATCAATGCCAAGCATTTTCGGAACAACTTTCAAAATTTTTTCTTTACTATCTTTGAATAATTCCCAGTTTTCCATTAACTCTGATGTCAGATTTGTAACTTTAGAAACAGTCTCTTCAGTGTATCCCAAACGTTTGAGTTCTTTACGAATTGCCGCATAGGCATTCACAAACTTTCTATACTCTCTCAAATCTTCTAAAAATTCATTAATTTGTGAATCGTCCATGATAATAAATACAAGAAACCCCCACTTTGGGTGGGGGCTTCAATTTAGTCTCTATATTTTTTTAGTTGTTCTCTCACTTCGATTGCTTTTTCAAAGTCTTGTTGTTCAATACAATCTTTGAGTTCCGCTTCGAGTTTATCAACCAATCCTTGGTTGTTTTCTCTTTCTTTAATCAAGTCACGAATTTTGATTGCCAATTGGAAATCTTCGTTCTCAACTGCTCTGTCAAGTTCTTTTTTAAGACTCTCGATTGATGTGGGTTTACGTTTTTGGTTATTAAAAAGGTGCGAATACTCTTGTGGTAATCCTGATGTACGAATAAAACTGGTGACATGAATTTTACCATCTTCTGAAAAAAAGGTATTTTGGGTCCACTCACCGTTTTTATCTTTACCTTGTTTCATATTACGGTGACCAGTAATTGATGGGTCATTTGAAAAAAATTGACGGAAGATTTCATCAAGGTCTTCCCAACCTTCAAAAAAGTTTTCTCTGTTTCTCATTTTGATAAATATTTTTTGTTTATCTTTGTTCGATGATAGTCAACTTATGTACCAAAATCAAATACCTGACAAAATGTCAGATAAAATATTTTTAGTATGACAGATTGTCAAAAGATTTGGAATTGTCCAAAATTTGATTAACCTTTGTAAAAAATTATAATACTATGAACGAAACAATGGACGACGACGATAAGACCACCAGTAGGAAGAAGTCTGATTCAGGTACACCTGTATTGGATAACTTTTCTAGGGATTTGAACAAGTTAGCCTCTGAAGGTAAACTTGACCCTGTTATTGGTAGGGAAAGGGAGATTCTCCGTATTGCTCAGATTCTTTCTCGTAGAAAGAAGAACAACCCCATCATCTTAGGTGAACCCGGTAGTGGTAAGACCGCTATTGTGGAGGGTTTGGCTATGAGGATTGTACAGGGTGAATGTCCCAAGAATTTGTTGGACAAACGAATCGTTACTTTGGACTTGACGGCAGTTGTTGCAGGAACAAAGTATCGTGGACAGTTCGAAGAACGACTGAAAGTTATTTTGGAAGAACTTCAGAACAACCCCAACATCATCATCTTCATTGATGAAATTCATACCTTGATTGGTTCAGGTAATTCATCAGGTAGTTTGGATGGTTCCAATATTTTCAAACCAGCACTTGCTCGGGGAGAACTTCAATGTATCGGAGCTACCACCTTGGACGAGTACCGTAAATCTTTTGAAAAGGACGGAGCTCTTGAGCGTCGATTCCAAAAGGTTATGGTGGACCCCTCGTCAATTTCTGAAACAATCGAGATTCTTAAAAACATCCGTGAAAAGTATGAGGCTTTCCACAAGGTTTCTTACTCGGATGAAATCGTGGATTTGTGTGTCAAACTCGCAGACCGATACATCACAGACCGTGAGTTCCCTGACAAAGCATTCGATATCTTGGATGAAGTGGGTGCCCGTTCCCAAACGGACCAAAAAATCCCTGAAGCAATCGAGAAGCTCAAAAAGGAGGCTCAAGACATCAAACAACAGAAAATGGACGTTGTCAAACGTCAGAACTACGAACAAGCAGCAGAGCTTCGTGACAAGGAACGAAAAATCCTTATCAAGCTCGAGGCTGAGAAAAAGAAGTTTGAAGAGGAATTCGCATCAACACGAAATCCTATCAGTGTCGAACAGGTCTATGATGTTGTGTCTTCGATGACCAAAATCCCTGTGAGCAAGATGTCCATCGATGATACCAAAGCCTTGGTTAACATGGATAAGGCAATCCAAGCTAAAGTTATCGGTCAAGACGAGGCGGTTGAGAAAATCGTTAAGTCAATCCGTCGTAACCGAATCGGTATTAAAGACCCCAACCGTCCAATCGGTTCCTTTATCTTCCTCGGTTCAACGGGGGTAGGTAAAACTCACTTGGCAAAACAAATCGCCAAGGAGATGTTCGGTTCTGAGGACGCACTGATTCGTGTGGACATGAGTGAATACCAAGAGAAACATACCGTGTCTCGACTGGTAGGAGCACCTCCAGGATACGTGGGTTACGAAGAAGGTGGACAACTTACCGAACAGGTGAAAAACAAACCTTACAGCGTAATCCTATTCGATGAGGTTGAGAAAGCTCACAAAGACATCTTCTCCATCCTTCTTCAAATCTTGGATGATGGACACGCTACAGACTCCTTGGGTCGTAAAATCAACTTTAAAAACACGTTGATTATCATGACCACAAACTTGGGGGTTAAGAAACTTCAGGACTTCGGTTCAGGTATTGGTTTCTCATCAAACAAGTACTCCAACGAGGAGGCTAAGAAGCAAATTCTGATGAAGGAGATGAAGAACTTCTTCTCACCTGAATTCCTCAACCGTATTGATGACACCATTGTCTTCAAGACTTTGAGTAAGGACAACATCAACCAAATCGTTAGTTTGGAACTTAACAAACTGATGAAACGTATGGGTGAACTCAAGTTTCAATTTACCTACGACCAGTCTTTGGTTGATTTCATTTCTAAAATCGGATTCGATGAGGTCTATGGAGCACGTCCAATCAAACGGGCTATCCAAGATAAGATTGAGGATTACATCTCTGAGCTTGTCCTTAACGACAAAATCAAAGAGGGTAAGAAGTACAACCTCAAGGTAGAAAACGAAGAGGTAAAACTCGGAAAATAAGAAAGGGGACGAAAGTCCCCTTTTTTTTTACCAAATTAAGTTGTGATATTTTGGTCTCGCCTTTTCCTTGTAGTGTAAGTTACATCCCAAAGAGGCAATAATTTTACGACCCATGTCAATTCCATTTTCAACGTCCTCTACAACGACATATTCGTTTGCTGTGTGATAGTCGTAATAACCAATTGAAAAGTTGATACATTGGAAGTCGAACTGACTTCTTAGTGCATATACGTCGGTATAAGGGTGAACCAAGTATTGTTGTTTGTTTTGGGTACCCTCACTCAATACGTGGTCACAGGTTCTGAAAAAATCAGAATCACGTTCAAAGAGTTGTTGTCCAAAACAATATTCGGTTACCATCCAATTCTCAGGAGCGTCAAACTGAATACCGTATCCAACATTTTTGAAAAACTCGGGGTCTGCCTTTGACGAACCGTGACAACCTGTTTCTTCAGAGACAAAAAACGCAGCTTTCAAATCGGGTAATTCCTCCAACAAGGTAAGACAGGCATAAACACCGGCTTTATCGTCTCCACCAATTCCTGTGGGTAATCCACTGTCGTTATATGCTTTCAGTGACAACTTGAGTTGACCCTGAGCATTTTTGAGTTCTTCTTCACGGATATTGATGGTATCCAAATTATGTACGGTATCGGTGTGAGCAATCACACATGGAAACCATTCAACGTTACTGTCGGATTGTTTGGTTGCGTAAACATTCAAATGTTCATCCACATAATGGGGAATGTTTTTCTCTGTAAGCCAGTTCGTGATAAATTCAACCATCAAACCTTCACGGTAGGTTTTGGTTGGTACTGAAAGTACTTTTTTTAAAAACTCTAATTTTTCTGTCGTCATTGTATGCAGTTTATACAAAGATAAGACAATAAATCAAAAACCCAAATTATAATTTGTAAGTTTGGTTACCAATTCTTCAAAAGGAATAGAAAATGATTGACCCGAGCTTCTAACAATGATATCGTTGTTTTCGTCATCCAAATGACTTACTTCAAATTTTCTCTCACCATCAGTAAACTTTCCACCTTTTTCCTTGACCAATTTCTTCAATTTTTTTTGGATTTCAATACCATCTTTAAGGTGGCTATTTTTAATTTGATTTAAGATTAAATCCATTCTTCTCCCAACAAAATTATTCATCCTTGTACTATCCGGCATGTTTTCGTTTCTTGGGTAATAATCATAAATCTCTTCGTAGAAATAATACTCTTCCAAACTTTTGCGTTTGAAAATCTCTTTGAGAGTATCTTGGAGATTTAGATATGGTTTGTTCATTTTCAAACATCTCAATAACAAATTCGAAGCTTTTGTCGTTAACAAATCACTTTCGAAACTATATTCAAAACCAAAACTTTCAAAATATTCTTTAAATGATTCTCTGATAAATTGTTCTGCTCCAGCCTCACGTACCTCATTATCATACCCAGCAATTGAATAAACAATATCTTCTACTTCACTACGGAAAAGGGCGTGAATAGTTTCAGGGATTTGAATACCTTCAAAGTCGGGATGCAAGTTTGCATCTACGTCATATGGGTAAAGGAGTTTGTTTATCTCATACCATTTTTCTTTGTTTTCTCTTGTAAAAGGGTTGAGCCAAAGTCCGTCTTCAAAAAAACTATTCATCTCCGAACCTTCGTAGTTGAAATCAAACGTTTCGTTTGGATTCATTATTGTCCTCACAAAATATCCCCCATCTTCATCAATATCCACAATTTCGAAAAGTTGGTCCAAGTTGTATTCCATCACAATCAAAGAATTTCCATATTTTCCACCACTCTCAACAACATCAACTTGAACAACCTGATAGTTGTCCTCAATATTTTTTGGGTTTCCTGTTTCAAAAAATTTTACCAAGTCTCTATAGAAAAACCCATAGTCACTTGTTATCTGATAATAAATTTCTCTAAACTCTTCTCCTGTGTTTATGAGAGGTATTTCACTAACACTTTCACCATCTCTGTCAAAAATACTACTATTTGAATCATCTCGTAAAATTAGAGACCAATCCCAACCCTCTTGAACAATTACAAATATACCCCCGTATGATGCATATTTTTCAATTGGAAGTTTTTCCCAATTAGGGGCAACCTCTCCGTATTTAGACATAACATCTTCCTTACTAAAGAATCTTTCAATCGAAGACCCGTCCTCAGATTGATATAATATTTCCTTGGGTTTTGACATATTGATATAAATACTTATCTTTGTAGAGTTCTTTGAAATATGGGGGTGACCGGTATTGATTGGCAGGGTTAGTCATACGGGGCATGCGGTGAGATGTTTCCTATCACCTTAATCTATGGATGCAACAATCAAACGGCGAAACTTTCGCAAAACTCGAGGCAGTGGGTCTTCTCTCTGCTGAGGAAGTTACTGTAGCCTAAGGCTTCAGCAACAATGGGTCGATGGACATATAACCTAGAAACAGAAGTCCCCACGGTGTGGTTCCTACCCAAAAAGGAATAAAGGTCACGTTTAGGGTTCTACCGATTTAAGTGAATCCTCCACAGTTGTTGGTAACGATGGAAAAAAAGGAACCAAATATTTCGGAGGGTTAAACAAACCCTGACCTAAGCATGTAGTCCTTTATGGGTAAACTGAGCAAGACGCGGGTTCGATTCCCGCCACCTCCACTAACTTAGGGTACGTCACCCCCCACTGTCGCTATAGGTAATGAAAGATACTCGTGAACAGTGGGGGATTTTTTATTTTGCTATTTTTACTTGTGACTTCAAGTAATCAGCCTGTTTGACCACTTTGTCCAAAAGGGCTTTCAAAGCTGGCTTGTTGAATTCCCCCAAATAATCAAGATGGGCACTTATCATACTTTCTTGTACCTCAGGTCCCAATAACATCTTTTTTCCAATAATAGACATATTGGTTTTTCTCTTTGTAATAAAATCAATTACCTCATCCAAACCTTGCATTATTGCGGCTTTTGGGTAAGTCTTCAACAAACGTTGGGTTTGAGTTGTTAGATTGTTAAGAACCATGGAGTTGTTGGCGACAAGTTCCCAAGGGTGTGACCTATAATAGTCGTGCCATTGCTTCAAGAACTTATTATACTCAGGAGTACCCTTTTCAAGGTTTGCCATTTGTTTAGCAGCTTCTTGGGCTTTAAAAGTTCCTTGTTCATATGAAGTTTTTAATTTTGGACTTCTCACCATCGCAGGGTCTTTGATGTGAGCAGACTCGTGAGTAATCAAACTGACCAAATCGTCCAAATCTTTTTTTGATGTACTTTCAGGGACATAATACAAAACATCTTTACTGACAAACGCATTTACGTTGGTGGACACTTTGGGAAATCTTATCTTGACACTTTCTCTACTAATAGGGACAACAGGTATTTCAACGGGTACTGTCGGCATTTTGGCTTTGTTGTATTTGTATAAGACAAGTTTTTTTGGTGAATAATTTTTTTCAAAAATTTGTTTTGCAATCTGTTCGATTTGTGTTACTTCTTGTTGAATAAACTTAACCCCTTCTTTCACCATGAAGTTAGCTAAATTCGGTTGAGCCTTACCACCATAACTTAATGATTTGATGAAGGTTTCTTTGTCTATATTCCCTTTCATGAAGTTTTTCAACAACTTCTCGTAAGAGTCTTGTCCCAACCTTTCAATGTAGGATGGTTTAAGTTTAGCTACCTCACGAGCCACCCCACCCATCTTCAAACTTTTGTTTCTGAGTTCTCTTTGTACCAACTCAGAATTTTGGGACAAACCCTTTAGAACTTCTTGTTCAACAGGAGTAAAGTTTTTTTGTTTTTTGGCAAGTTTTTCCCCCAAAACCGCCATTCCTTTTGAGCCCAGTGTTTTCACACCAGGTATTTTTGTCACCACAGGTCCCATGAAGGGTAACATAGATAAACTTCCAACAATCGCTGCCGTGGTGTTGTCACCCTCTTTGACGTATTGTGAGGCATCCATCAAACCAACTCCCGCAGAGATAAATGGACCAACAACAGGGATAAAAGCTGTTAGAATCTCAAGAACCGCCGAAACACTGTGATTCAAACCTTCTTTGGCAATCTTAGCCATTTCACCCGATTGATACTGTGGACTGAAACCACCACCCATCGATTGTTCAACAATTTTCTCTAATTGTGATTGTGAAATTTTAAGATTCATCCTAAATAAATACTTTGCCCCCTTGACAGATAATTATATGATGTTATAATTCTCAAACAAATTAATTTATACCAAAATGAAAAAAGAACTTTTCTTTTCTATCTTCGCAGTAGCCATCTTGGCTTCTTGTGCAACTGAACCAGCAGAAACCGTTGAAGAAACTGTTGTTGACACCACCGCGGTTGTTGACTCGGTAGCTTTGGAGGACGAAGTTGTTGAAGGCACTTCTGAAGAAGTGAAACCCGAAGTAGAATAATTGAATTTCAATTAAAAATGAAAAGGGTTCTTCGGAACCCTTTTTTGTTATAATACTTTTCGTAACTTTACACCATGAGTTCACACTGCAATACCTGTAGTTTCAAATGTTACGGAATCGATGGATACGACGGAAGTTGTTGTCACCTCGAGGGTAGAAATTGGATTATGGGACCAATCTTAGATTGGGAAATCTTTTTGGATGACCTATCTAAAAAATTGGGTAGAGAAGTTGAATTCAAAGAAGTGTTTTATTCTTTCGAAGAAGGTTCAAAACTATTCCCCGACAGAAGTGTGTGGCAGATACCCGGTAACTTCCCCGCGTTTCGTGTCGATATGGAGAAAATTCGTAAACCATGTGTGATGTACAACACCGCAACAAGAAGTTGTTCCGTTTACGAAATTCGTCCTGAGACTTGTCGAAATTATTATTGTGACTATCTTTTGAAAGAAATTGAAAAATAGGAGGTTTGGCAGAGCGGTCGAATGCGGCAGTCTTGAAAACTGTTGACTGTAACAGGTCCCGGGGTTCGAATCCCTGAGCCTCCGCCACAGAAATCCCGAGTAACATCGGGATTTTTTTTGACCCCCACCTTTTTCTATCCTATATTTTCTCTCATGGAACTATTACTTGAATTTTGGAACAAACTCAAAAGTGGTATCAAGGTGTTACTAAACTACCTTTATATCATTTTGGGCATGGGGGTATTCTTTACCTTGGGTTACTACTACAACACCCTAAAAGAACTAAGCAAACTCGGAAAGCCTGAGTTTATCACACGGGAAGAAGTGACCGTGGCAATCGATGAGAATAACAATTTTATGATTATCGATAAAACCAAAGGAACATACATCATCTTAGAAGACCAAATTGGTACGGTTATCTTCAATGTGTACGCTAAGAACCTTTGGGGTCAACACAACGCACCCAAAAAATGAACTCACGACAAACATTCAAAACTGTTATCTTTTTGATTGTTGTCGGAATCTTAGGTTTGGGTTATCTTCTATACCAACAAGTTAACAGGACGTTTGAAGACGAATTGTATGAGATGGGGAGTGATTCAAACTCCCCTACCTCAATTTTTATGTACCATCTCTTAGAGAAAAAGTCAAAGGAGTATGACATACCCAAACATATCTTGTACAACGTGGCGTATCTTGAAACAGGTTACAGAGGTCCATTCCATTGGAA